AATATTCAACATAATTTGATACATTTTAGCATACCATCCTCCGCTGTGAATTGTTCGGTATTCATTGATCATATTCTTATTTACAAACGGGCAGTCTGCATAACTGCTCCATTTAAAATTTGTATTGATCAATCCTTCTCTTTTATATTTTTGAATCTTATCACGAATTTCATCTGGTAATCTATCTGCGAATGATGAAGCTTTAATATTGTCAATATAAGGATGATTTGACATTAATGCATCCGGATCAAGAAATGTTTTGCTTGGACCGCTATAAATGAAATTATTACTATTTGGATATTTTGCTGGAACATAATACATTCGAGATAAATCCTTGGTTTGAGGATCACCAAGACTATTAAATTCCTTGTTGCATGCATACCACAAATGGCGAATTTTTGTTGCTTCAACATGCCGCGTCATAGGAAGTATTACACGAAATTTTGTTGCTTCCTTTTTACTGCTTGCCGATGAATAACATACATGAGTGTATGGAGCAAAAATACTGGCTGCATTTTCAAAACTTCCTTCATAACTATCAACGTCCATTGCAACCCATCCTCCCCATGACAGCACATTATCATTTTTACGTGTAGTATTTTGGGCGAAACAAGCGGGAGTTATTAAAGGACTGCCATCTCTTCTTTCATGTTTTTTAGGTTTATAACCAGGCTGTTCACTCAATGAATACAACAAATCCTCAAACCCGCTCCAGGATTTAAATTCCATGTTGCGGTGTGTTTTGTTGTCAAATATGCTTTTAAAAATTGTGAGTGAATAGTTCATGGTATATTAACAAAAGAAATCCTCAAGACTTGAAGTAGGTTCAGGTTTCCAGCCAATGGAATTTAAGATAAGTTGTAACGGTTCAACAAAAGTTTTTTTGAATTGAAGATCGTAATCAATAAAATTCGTCAAACCAAATTCAACTGGAAGCTTATCAATAAAGCCAATGACGTTTTCATTTGTTGGATTTTGTTTTTTCAAATATATGTATTTGATTTTATCACCGCCTTGAATAAGTTGATATTGCTGTTGCAAACCTTTTGTTACACAAAGATGATTATGCATAAGAGCAGCTCTGGAATTCATAGGTGTTCCTTTAATGTAGACTGATCCTTTATCTTTCCATTTTTTGATATTGCTGACACCTCTTGGAGATGCAACTGATTCGGGGGGAAGATTGGAAAAATACGTTTTGAACAAAGCGAGTGATTGTTGCATTTTGGATTCATCCTCATTCATAATCACCTTGAATATTTCCTTGAATGCTTGCCTGCATACTTTGGGTGTGGAACTTTTTACTGCCTCAACACCCATCATTTTAATTTTAGGTTCGGCATATTGCACACCTTCATTATTATGAACATTCATAATATAGCGTTTTTTGGCAATAACAATTCCACGGTTTGAAATACTTTCACGTTTCATTACCATTTTATTATCATAAGCATTTGTCAGCATGGCAAATTGCGCAAATGACTTTTCCAACATAGGTTCAATTGATTTTTTGGCAAATTCATCAAGAAACATTACTGGATTTTTAGGATTAAATTTATCAATAACATCCTTCACAGAAATGTAGCAGCTGTCAGTGTCCATCATAATAACACGATCCTTGGGAACTGTATCTTTAAGAAATTTGGACAAATGATTATTAAAGCTTTCCTCTGCCCATTTAATCACAAGCTGACCTGTAAGTGTAATACCTTCGGCCACAGCAATGTCAAAATATCGGAAAAACCTGTTACCAATAGCACCATACAAACTGTTCAGCAAGATTTTGATGGCCATCTGTTCGGTTTCAAGACGATCAACTGCAGACGCAACAGCAAAATATGATTTAGGATCTTGTTGCTCATGTATTGTTTCCAATTCCTTCTTTTTGTCAATCATCTGTTTTTTAAGAATCACACGTTTGGAATATAGCTCCTCAACAATTTGTGGCATAAACCCTTGTTTATCTCTTCTGAAACACGCGCCGTTGGCCGCTGTTGCCAAATTAGGTTCTGGGCTTATGTTTTCCTTTTGTTGAAGAATGCGATCTACATCCAAGCCATGAACCGTCATATGACGCACCAATGTTTCTGGGCTCATATTGTATTGCATAATCAAAGAAGGGTAAAGACTGTTAAGGTCAAAACTTAGCACCCATTCGTGCATTCCAATATTTGGATCTTTAACATAACCACCAGGATATGCAACCGCTGCTTTAGGTGTGCTTGGAGGAACTGCGATATGTTGTTTGGCCAATTTTCGGAAAATAATTGTATCCCAAATTGCAACGGTACCTAATGTTTCCGCGTAGTTTACACCTGCAAAATACGAAAGAGTAAAGACAAGATTTAATAGACCAAGTTTGGATTCAAGACGTTCAACAAGTTCAACATCCTTAATGTTATAATCCAAGAAATGCTGGAAATTATGCTCGTACAATTTTGTAAGGTTGTTGTAGTCACCGTAATCCAATTTGTTTTCACCAAGAACAAGTTCGGCGATATTATCCAATTTATAACTTTCTTGTTGACCGTAAGTATTCAGTGTGAATTTTTTAAACAATTCCAAATAGTCAAGTTGTTGAATCCCAAGAATTTCATAATACACATTTGTTTGACCTTGAAATGTTTTTGATTTTTGATCAACTTGTTTCCACGGTGATAGTCGATTCACATCCGTATTACCGAGTATGCGGGAAATTCGATTTACCAAATATGGAATATCAAAATTAAGAGTGTTCCATCCAGTAATTACATCCGGCGTGTTCAACGTATCACTCCACCAATTTAAAAAGTCATCAAGCATTTCCGATTCACTTTCAAATTGCCGATATTCTTTTTTAAGATGCGGAACGATACTTGCAGAAGAATCATAATCTTTAAGACCCCAAGCAATGTAAGTATCGCTGCGACTACTTTTAATTGTTATGGTTACAATTGGATGTTTAGCTTCATCAGGTTTAGGAAACCCACCTTCTGCTCCATCAATACCACTAGGACATTCCAAATCCAAATAGCATATGTCAATTAACCTTTTGTCATATTGGATTGTGTCCGGAAATTCTGCTTGAATAAAAGCAGGAATATGACGTTCATTGCCATAAATTTTGAATCCATCAACACCTTCATAAGTTTTTGCAAATTCACGAGATTCACTCATACTTTCAAACCTGTGAGGTTCCAAAGGAATGCCATCCAAACTTTTCCATTTGGCATTCTTATCTTTGCTTTCAAGATAAACAACAGGACGAAATCTGTAACTGTTGTAAATCTTTTGTCCTTTATCATTATATCCGCGATAAAGCAGATTGTTCATTTTCCTATCAATACACGTATAAAATCCATCAAGCATAGGAATATTATACTAAAAAACCCGAACAATGTAAACAACAATTGTTCGGGTTTGAAATTTAATTTATTATTTGTCCTTTACTTCAGCTGCAAGGTCTGCATCTGCCTTACCCCAAGTTCCTGGACTTTTGGTAACGAACGAATTTACACGTGCATATCCCCACTGCTCTTGAGTTGCGCCAGGGCGATGGCCGCTTTTCCATGCTCCCATACCTCTGCGCATTACAGCACGAAGAATACCAATGGAAATACCTGTTTCCTCACTTTTCTTTTTCAGTGCCTTTTCAATCTTTTCACTATCAATAGGACCGCGAGCCGTGGATTTTTCCTGTAATGATTCTTCCTTTTTGGCAAAAAGATCTTTATATTTTTGTGTAAATTTTGAAGCTTTTGTTGTTTTAAGACCTTTGGTATCTCCTGGCATTTTCTTATAAGCCGATGGATCATCTGAATCCATAGCAGCTTGCTTTGCCATTTGCGCCTTTTTCTTCTCGATTGTGCTAGGGCTTAATCCAGTAAAATAACCGCTTTCGGATAAGCAATGTTTAAAAGTTTCTAAACTCATATTTTTTTCTTTACATTACCTATGCTGTATTTGGATAAGCAGGTCCAATCTTTCTTTTCACTGTGTGAAAGAATTTTTATTTGTTTAAGCGATGTAACATCTTTAATGTCATCATTATTGGCAACACGCAATAAACCCCAATCGGAAAGAAGTGTTACAATAGTATTACGTCTGCAAAGATCATCATGTGTAAAGGTACTAGGCTTGCCATCAAGCAAAAATAATTCTTTAAAATGAACGATAAAGTATCGCCCTTGTTTGTGCAGTATGTGACAACTTTGATATAATGTATTATGATCTTTCTTTGAAGAAACGCCAATTCGGCCTAGTGTTTCCTTAATTTTAAGAAAATCATCAGGTTCACTTAAATATATTTCCACCATATCCGATGGAGCCCATTCAATAATTGTTTGCGATTCATTCATAACTATTATGTTATTTATAATAATATGATTTTACTTACCGCCTACATCACGTAGTTTTCTTATGTGATCTAATGCTTCAGCCGTAAACATAGGAAGAACATTACGTGCCTTTTCGGAGCTATAATTGTAATGTGCCATTAACATGGCAACATCTCCTGCGTCATCTGGTTTTTTAGACCATTTACTAAACCGCTTGCGTGGTCTAATAAGATTACGAAAGAAATCATATTGCATTTTAGGTGCACACGAAGAACGAATATTCATTTCATTTGCAAACAATACAGTATCTTGAAAATATGACAACCCTCGGTTAATCATAAACGGCACATATTGTTTATCCACAGCATCAATGTCAGCCGAACAATCGCTATAATCCGCTCGTGAATTTTCCATTAAGTTTGTTCCTCTCGATCCTTCATTAATATTATTAATAAAATCAAAAGGTGATAACTTTTTAGGACCTACGGTTTTTTCTTTTGTTTTTGCCGCGGCCATATTATTTTTTCCAAGTTACATTACTCATCAATTCAGTGAGACACGCAACCATGTTAAGTTCTCTGTCGGCCACAAATGCGGCTTTATAAGAATAATCAGCAAGAATAAGAACTGCGGATGGAATTGTTGATGGTTCCGCAGT